CGCCTGCGGTGCGGGCAAGCGCTTTTGGCTTTTCGTCGTATTCTTCGAGCCTGGTTATCAGGCCGGTAGCGTCTATCTGATCGCCACGTTCTTCCCAGACTTCGCCAAGGTGGGTATTCACGAACGTGCGCAACGTTGATGTTGATTTGACTGCTGTCAGCCACTCCTTGACGAGATCGGACCATGACGGACCCAAGCCGATAGGGGCATAGAGGGCGCTGATGTGATAGCCCCGCGTGCTGCGCTCCGGGTTTCCGGATATCCAACGGCCCGCTGAAAGCATCGCCGGCTTGTTGTGTTCGTAGATTTCGCCATTGCAGGCGATGCACACATAATAGGCTTCGAGGTTTTCGCCTTCGCCTCGCCATTTGATGCCGTGCGCCGCGTCGCTGCCGCCCCATTCGAGCGCCTGTGTTTCTCCGCATCGTGGGCACGGCACAAAATAGCGCCGCTGGTCCGACTCCAGATATCCGCGCTCGATCAGTGATTCGTCTTTAACGGTCGGGGTGCTGATATAGAGCCGCTTCGGGCGGGCGAATGACTTGGTGCGGCCTTTCGCAAGGGATACCGGGTCACCTTCCTCGCCAACCTCTCCGGGAAAGCGGTCTAGGTCGTCCATGATGAGGTAACGGACGGAGCGCTGTGCGTAGCTGTTCGGCGAGTTGCCGCCTGACAAAAACAGAACGCCGCCGGGGAAATCGATCATGTCCTTCGAGTTGGCCGAATCACGCGAGCGCTGGCCGCCAAGCAAGTCACGGATAACCGGCGTCTCCAGCAACAGCGGGTTGAGCTTCTGCGCCTTCCATGCGTCGCGGGCGTCAAGCGTCGGCATCAGCACCATGACCGGAGCGGGTGCGTGGTCGAAGGTGTAGCCGAGGAAATTGACGGTGGCCTCGGTGACGCCGACCTGCGAGGACTTCATCACCCAGATATCGGTTACGCGGCTGGAAGCCGACAGGCAATCCATGATTTCGCGCAGAATCGGGTTGCGGGAAGTGCGCCAGCGGCCA